CAATAAAGAACTGTTCGCATTTATCTTTGAGTAGGCTAGATACTGTATGAAAGACTTAACCCTTAAAGATATCATACCCCGACCTGAGGTTCCTATCACCCAATTGAGTGTTTACTTTGAAGGGCGGTGGACCTTCGCTCAGTTCTCTACTCCTACAAGAACCACAGAGACTCAGAGCTTTTATTTAATTAGTTATCCGTTTGGCTTGGTCAGACAAGGAGTAGCCAATCCCGCTCAGAGAGCCCTTAATGGAGATGCAGGAAGCTACGCTATCCAAGATCGTGATGGTTCTTTATCCCTAGCTACTCCTGCTCAATACGAGCAGCTTTTTCCGCGCATACTGGTGGACAGACCTGGAGTACCTACAACCTCTCAGCTTCTACAAGATCCAAATTATTTGACAAATGTTGTTAGAAAATCGAAGAACGAGGACTCTAATACTATACAAGTTGGGAATAACACCTTTAACAACACGGTGGCAAATCAAACGATAGTCATTCTGCCCTCTGGACAACAGAGAGCAGTTTTGGCCGACGATCCTAATGACCCATTCAATGTTGTTACTGATCCTGTAGTTCCCGACGAACCTAGAACTGGACCACAAGCAATACCTATACCTAGAACTGGCTACTAATTATGCACGAACTTATTGAATCCCTAGAAGATTTTACATGGGAAAACTATAAAGACATCAGCGATGCTCTCGTTCAATTCAATGAGTACGAAGTAGAAAATGAAATGTTTCGACAAGCATCTATCTACTCGTACTATTATGGATTGATGGGCATGGCAAAGAAGATGGTCTCAGAGAGGAGTCTCGAACTGACTCGATTCATGTCACGCCTTCGCAAAGAAGCGAAACGCGAATCTCGCGTCAAGCTGACCGCAAAAGACCTGGACGATCTAGTGTTTGCCGACGAGCAATACTTTCAGAGACAGACCGCTCTCGATGATGCTAACTTCAAATACGAACTACTCAAAGGACTCGTCAGAGCCCTTGAACAGAAAAAAGATATGTTGCAGCAAGCGTCTGCAAATAAACGAGAAGAAACTAAACTTTACAAGTGATACTACTATCATACACTAACCACTAACTAAAAGGAAACTAAACATGGCTATTGATCTCGAAGCTCTCCGTGCAAAGCACGAACAACTTAACAACCCGCAAGCGGGTAACTCTAACTCAGACTTCCTTCAGAAGTTCTATCAAATTCCCGAAGGTACTAATGCTGTGCGTATTCTTCCTTGGAAGGATGAGAGTCGGGAGTTCTACGCTGAGACAAAGATTCACCGAGTCCCCCAGCCTGACGGGACCGTGAAGAACATTCACTGCCGTAAGATCCATGGAGAGAAATGCCCCATGTGTGATCTTTACTATGGCCTCTGGAAGACTGGCAAGCAGGAGGACGAAGATCTTGCTCGCAAGATTAAGCCCCGTGCTAGGTACTACATGAACATCCTTGACCGTGCAAGCGGCGATGTTAAAATCCTCTCCATCGGAGTGATCCTCTTCAAGAAGATCATTGGAGCTATGCTTGACGAAGACTTCGGTGACATCACCGACCCTGAGTCTGGTCACGACTTCAAGATCGTGAAAGAGATGGACGGACAATGGCCTAAGTATGACCAGTCTGCTCCTCGCCCGAAGTCCTCTGAGCTTGGCTCTAAAGCTGAGACCGCAGCGACCATGGATTCCCTCCATGAGATTCATGACCTCGTAAAGCTTGAGGATTATGAAGAGGTGAAAAAAGCTACTGATATGCTCATTGGCGTAGCAGTTCAAGGTACATCTACCCCTGAGCCCACCGAAGAGGTTTCAGACAACGATTACCTATCTAAACTTCAAGGTTAATTAACTATGAAAAATCTTATTTTTATGATTGTATTGGGTGCTGGGTTGATGTCCTGCTCCGTTGTTGAAGGCTTCATGGGTGGAGCAGAAGGCGAGCCCATGTCGTTTGGAGGGATCATCGACTCCATCTGGACCATGCTAACTGGTTTCATTCCCAGCCTTGCGGCATGGGAGGGCGCTGGATCAATTTTCAGCCCTCGTAAGAGGCAGCACTACACTAACATGGTCACGGCTATCGTTCCTATGAACAAGAACATGGAGTTCGGGGATGCTATTAAATCTCTCGGTTCTGGTCTTGGTCTGGCTCACTCCTCAGACGCAACGAAAGCTGCAAATGAGGAAGAGGTTACCGCAGCTAAAGTTGAGGCAGTAACGAGTAAAAAAGCTTAAAGCATAAGCAAACGAAACTATCATAGAGAGGCATCTAATAGGTGTCTCTCTATTTTTATACCATGAGTGATAAACTTAAAATACTTTGTGTCCCTGCTAACGAGGGTGGCTGTGCCTACTACCGAATCATTGCTCCCATGCAAAAGCTTGAGGAGTTATATGGAGATCAGGTTGAGATACGTTGGGACAAAAACCCCCTAGGTATTGATGAGTCGAACGGAACCTGGAGGCAGGACTGGAAGTTTGAGAATATGAAGTGGGCTGATATCGTCATGACCCAGAACCTATCTAACTTTGGGGGCAACTACACCGCAAGGATTGTTGGAAAGGCTAAGGAATTTGGGAAGTTTGTTCATTACGACACAGATGATCTTTTAACCAATATCTATGAGGGGCACAGGCTTTACCATGTTTACAAGGAGAAGGGCCTAGAGGAGATCACTAAATTCATTTACAACAACGCTGATCTGGTTAGTGTTACTCAGAGAAAGTTTGCCGAGAGGGTGCAGCCCTTCATTGGAAACGGTAATGCTCTGGCTGTGATTAAAAACTCTGTTGATTATAATCTACCGTGCTGGAACATGCAAAAGCTTCCCAAGCCAAGAAAGAAGTTCTGTAGATTTGGTTGGGCAGGAGGTATCCACCATGAGCAAGACCTGAAGTATTTCTCTGGTGTTCCTCATTTTGTCAATCAACGAGTGGGCAGAGAGAACTGTGTCTGGGACTTCTACGGACACCCACCACCGAACACACCCAAGGATGATTGGCAGGTGGATGTCTGGAAGAAGTATAGAGATATCATCCTACGAGGATTCAAAGGCAATAAGAACTGGAACATACATTACGCTCAAACACCTGATCGTTACGGACAGTTTTTTACTAACATGGATGTGGCGTTAGCTCCCCTAGAGAATAATCCCTTCAATGATAGTAAGTCTGAAATTAAATTAGCAGAGTGTGGTAGGTATAAAGTTCCTCTCGTCGCATCTAATGTAGGCTGTTACGACGAGTGGATTGTAGATGGCGAGACTGGCTTCCTGATTGATCCAAAGAAGGGCGTAAGTGATTGGACTAGAGTGTTGTCAAGAGTGGCTAAAGATCCTAAGTTAGTCACTAGGATGGGCGAAAACCTTCATGCTATTACGGAAGAGAATTTTGATATGAATAAAGTAGTTGGTCAACGCTTGGACCTCTATCGTCAACTTATGGGAACGATCAATGTCACGAATTAAGCTCTGTAGCGGATGGTCCAACCCTGGCGGCAGCACCGATTCCCATATTACCCTAACGAATTTACTAAATGATAATGGGTATGATTGCACCTTTTATGGCCCTCATGACTACCACCTGGATAAGTGTAAGTCTGGAAGATTTAGTGAATTTAGCTCTGATCCCGAAGATATCATAATTTCCCATTTTATGCGTTTTAGCGAAACGCCTAAATGTAAGAAACACATATTTAGTTGTCATGAAAAGGATATTTGGCCTATCAATCAAATGGTGGAGACAGGTAGACAAGATCTAGAGGAGTATGATACTTTACATTTTGTTAGCGAATTACAAAAGAACTGGCAAAGTGTATCTCATAGACACCAGACCGTTATTCCTCCTATTGCTCATGTAGTGAATTGGACTGATCCTGGAAATAACGTAGCTGGCGTTATTGGCAGCATTGACCGAAACAAGCAGACCCATATTTCTATTAATAGAGCCTTGAGCGTGGGAGGTTATGAAACAGTACTAATTTTTGGAGAAGTAACAGATCTACCTTACTTTAATGAATATGTACGCCCCCTCCTTCTTTCAGGTAAAGTAATCATGGCTGGTCATGAGAGCGACCGTGACGCCCTGTACGGGCAGATCAGTGAAGTGTATCATTCCTCCCTTAGCGAGACTTACGGGCTCGTAGAGGCCGAGTGTAGGCTCTCAGGGATACCCTTCAATGGGAAGAGTAATGGACAAGAGATTTTATCAGAAGAGGAGATTTTAGAAAAATGGGAATCAATTTTAAAATAATTACCCCTGTGTACAACGCAGAGGACTGGATTGAAAAATGCATAAACTCTGTTAAAGAACAAACACATCAGGACTTTCATCAAATTATCATTGATGATAACTCCTCTGATGAAACCGTGGAGAGGGCAAAAAAGGCCATAGGGGAGGATAAGCGATTCACGGTGATCTCTAATGAACAGAGAATAGGAGTTCCTTTAAATCATAAAAAAGGTGTAGAAGCATCGAACGCTTCTTCAGAAGATGTGATCGTTCATTTGGATGGTGATGATTGGTTCTATGACGAAAGCTCTTTATCTAAGGTGGCGGCAGTTTATAAAGAAAATGATTGCTGGCTAACCTATGGAAGTTATATCTCAACTACGGGAGAGAGAGCTATTGCAAGAGAGTATACTGGGCATCCTCGTCAAGCTGTTTTAGAGGGGTGGCCTTTTTCTCATTTGAGAACCTTTAAAAGACACTTATGGGATATTCTAGATGAGAGCAACTTCAAAGGCAGGGATGGACAGCCTTACACCGCAGCAGCAGATGTGGTTATCTTTGTCCCGATTTTAGAGAAGATAGGATATGAGCGAGTGAAGTTTATTACTGATATTTTATTAGTATATAATTTGACCACTGATAATAATGAACATAAACAAAATTACACCTCGCAGGTAGGGAATGCGTTAGATGTCATCCAAAAATAGAATTTGTCTAATTACACCTCCTTCACCTTTTCTTCTAGATGAAAGGGTATTTATGCACATAGGTATCTTAAAGGTAGCTTCGGCGTTAGAGTCTAAAGGGTATAAAGTTGATTTTCTTGATCTCGCAGGGGTTGAGAATTGCTATGAAGTTTTAGACCTTTATGTGGATCAGAATCCTGAGGTTTTGACGTTCGGCTTGACGGCTACTACACCTCAAATTCCTTATGCGTTCAGAATATCTAAACACATACGCACCATATCTCCTAACTCTAAAACAATACTTGGAGGTACGCACTGCTCTCTGATGCACTCCGCAATGAAGAAAGAGAAAGAATCAGGCAGAGCATCACAAGACATAGAGGCACTATTACAGTATTTCGACGTTATTGTTGCTGGGGATGGTGAGAAAGCTATTTTCGAGGCCCTCGCCATAGACAATGGAATTGTAGACGCAGATTTGCCTAAAGGGGACCTGTTTTTAAGTAATGAAGAGCTTGATAGCTTGCCCCTTCCCGCTAGACATTTAGTGGATGTTGATTCTTACCATTATCAGATCGAGGGGGCCAATGCTACGAGTGTAATTTGCCAACTCGGTTGTCCGTTTAAATGTACCTTTTGTGGAGGTAGAAACTCACCTTTTCTTAGACGAATTAGAACTAGATCTTCCGACTCAGTTGTGGAAGAGGTCAGGCACTTGTATAACACCTACGGATTTACAGGGTTTATGTTTTATGATGATGAGCTTAATGTAAATAAGGAGTGGGAAACCTTGTTAGAAAAGCTCATTAAACTACAGGAAGAGGTAGGCGAGAGATTTATGTTACGAGGGTTTGTTAAAGCGGAGTTATTTACTCAGAGGCAAGCCGATTTAATGTATGCAGCAGGGTTTAGGTGGCTTCTTACAGGATTTGAATCTGGTGACGAACGGATCCTGACAAACATAGAAAAAAATGCCGATGTTGCTGCCAACACACGATGTATTCAGTACGCTAAAAATGCAGGACTTAAGGTTAAAGCCTTGATGTCTATTGGTCATGCGGGAGAGAGCAAGGAAAGCATAGAGAATACGAAGAATTGGTTACTCGAAACCAAACCAGAAGACTTCGATTGCACGATCATCACCACTTATCCTGGCTCTCCTTACTTTGATGATGCCATTCAAGAGGATGATTATTATGCGTACACCCAGCCTCGAACGGGGGATCGTTTATATCAGAAGGATCTTAACTATTTAGAGGAGCCTGACTATTATAAGGGTGATCCTGAAGGAGGTTATAGAGCCTATGTTTGGACTGATAATATTACCTCAGAAGAGTTGGTGATCGAGAGAGATAAACTAGAGAAAGAGGTTAGGGAGAAGCTGAACATTCCCTTCAATCCTGCTGGTGGGTTTATCAAATTTGAACACAGTATGGGGCAGGGGCAATTACCACATAGCATACTAAAGAGAACATCATGATAGGAAGCTTTATTCAGGGAGGACTAGGGAATCAGTTATTTCAGGTAGCAGCAGGGGTAGCTCACGCCAAGAGGCTCGGTACTACCTTTTCTGTTATCGAAGGACAACATCACCTTCCTTTACAGGGCAATAACATTTCCACATATAAGGATAATATTCTTAGAGCCGTTGACAGTCTCCCGTATGATTCTTTTCTAGGTAATGAGCAGGTCCCCCAACAGGGTCATCATTACACTCCATTACCCATGAGGGACAACCTCTTTCTGGTTGGATATTTTCAAAGTGAAAAGTATTTCGAAGATTGTAAAGAGGATATCGCAGACCTTTTCAGTATGACCCCACAGATAGAAGAACTCATAGATGAACAATACCCCTACTTGAAGGATGAGAAGGTGGTAGCTCTTCATGTTAGAAGAGGAGACTACCTCCTTAACCCAGGAATATTTGGATCGGTGGACCTCTCATATTACGAGAGAGCTTTGGATTCTATTGAGGATAAGGACAGAGTTTTAATCTTCTCCGATGATATTGCATGGTGTCGGGAGACTTTTGGGGAAGGTTATTCCTTTTCAGTGCTGGACAAAGATTATCTAGATTTGTATACCATGAGTAAGTGCCACCATCACATTTTGGCAAACAGCACTTTTAGTTGGTGGGGTGCATGGTTATCAAAGACGGACGGGAGAATTATTGCTCCTAAAAATTGGTTTGGTCCACTGGGACCACAAGACACTCAGGATATGCTTCCTGAAGGATGGGAAGAGGTTTAATATGCTATTAGATTTAATTACGCTTAATGAAAAGTACGATATGAATGTTAAAGGGCTCCTACACATTGGAGCACACTATGGAGAGGAGAACTCTGTTTATGATACTTTAAATTATCCTAATCGGATGTTCTTTGAACCTCTTAAAAAGAACTTTGATGTTCTTAAAAGTAAGGTTACTGAATGGCCTCTTATTATGGTAGCCTTGGGCGCAGAGAAACAAAGCAAAAAGATGTATGTAGAGTCTGCTAATCAAGGACAGTCTAGTTCTTTGCTAAAGCCTCATTTGCATTTACAGCAGTACCCACACATTACCTTCCCAGACGAAGAAGAAGTCGAAGTGGATACTTTAGATAACGTATTAGAAAAAAAGGACACTTTTAACTTTATTAATATGGATGTGCAGGGTTACGAACTGGAAGTTTTGAAGGGGGCTACCGAGTCGCTTAAGCACATTGATTATTTGATGTGCGAAGTAAATAGGGCTGAAGTCTACGAGGGCTGTTGCATGATTAACGAGATTGATGATTTTCTATTGCCCTATGGTTTAAAGAGGGTAGAGACTACTTGGGACGGTATCACTTGGGGTGATGCTTTTTATGTTAAAGGAGCCGTGTAGGATGAATTTGCGACGAATAGGAGGCTCCTTCTCACATGCTCACTCGTCTACATTATGGAAGACTAGTGAAAAGATTATCTACACAGATAGCGCGGAAGACTCGATCTCGATTGACCACTTTTCTCCTGCAACCTATGCATGGCTGCATGAGTCTAAATCAATCATACCTCAAGCGTATGAGGTGGCTACACAGAACAAGGAACTGCTTAAGTCTCAATATAAGGCTGTGTTTACTCATGATCATGAACTTATTGAGAGTGATCCAGAGTTCTTTAAGATGGCTCCTGCCTGTGGCTTTTGGATTGAAGATGTGAAGGTACATCCAAAGTCTAAATTGCTATCGTTTATTACTTCCAACAAAGTAATGTGTGAAGGTCACCGCTATAGGTTAGGCTGGTTAGAGAAGTTAAGAGGATGCTGCGATATATATGGCAAAGGGATCAATGAGATTGATAAAAAAGAAGAAGCCTTAAATGATTATTACTTTTCTATTGCTATTGAAAATGGAAAATACGACACTTATTTCACAGAGAAGATTCTAGACTGCTTTGCTACAGGAACAATCCCAGTGTATTACGGAACAGAAAAAATTGTGGATTATTTTAACAAAGATGGAATTATAATGCTGACTGACGATTTCGATGTTAGTCAGTTGTCCCCTGAATTGTACGAATCAAAAAAGGAAGCTGTTATGGATAACTTTGAACGTGTAAAGAAGTACAATACTGTAGAGGACTGGATGCATGAGGAGTATTTTTTCGTATAATGAAAATAGTTTTAGGACAACCTGGAGGCTATGGAGATTTATTCTTCTGCGCTCCCATTGCCAAGCATTATTCCGATGAGGGGCATGAAGTTTTCTGGCCTGTAGGAGACGAACATTTATCAATAATTGAGCAGTTTCCCTACGTTACAGCTATGAGTCTGCCCGATGAGAGGCTTGTAGAACACTCAGATCCCCGAGAGGTCCAGATGATATCCAAAGTTCTTATGGGTATGCAGCTTGCTCAAGACATGGGGGCTCAGTACTTAAACTTAGCGGATAGACCAGTGCCTACGTCTATGCCTGAAGATACAGGAGAAACTCCTGAAGAGAAGAAGTATAGAGTCTCCAATGTTTCCTGGGAGAAGAAGTATACTTTGGAGTGGCGCAGGGACTTAGAAAAAGAGAATAAGCTTTTTGATTTGGTTACAGACTCTAAAGACTACATTTTTTGCCATTTGGATCAATCAGATGGCACTAAAGGTCTTCTTCCTGAAAGAGCTAAAGATAAAAATATAGTAGAATGTAGAGTTATCGAGGGATATAACATCTTGGATTGGTATAAAGTGATCGTAAATGCCTCGGAAATTTATTGCATTGAGAGCAGCGTTGGAGCATTCGTGGATGGACTAGGAGATAAAGTTTCTAGTGAAAAGTTCTTATTAAGCACAAAAGGTAATAAATTTGTTACTAAGTCTAGAGGATGGATAAGGTGTATATGAAAACATATAAAGATAAAATTAAAGAGGCAATGGAGTTCTTAGGACGAGATCCTAAAACTAGGTTTATTGGTTATGGTGTAGGGCCTGGAACGGCAAAAGCTTCAGGGTTCTTATCAGAGATTGATGAGCAACAGTTGGTAGAAACTCCTGTGGCAGAAAACTTAATGGCAGGATTAGCTACAGGAATGAGCTTAGAGGGCTTAAAACCAGTAGTCTATTTTGAACGCTTTGATTTTGTGCTAAACGCACTAGATGCTATTGTAAATCATTTAGCAAAACTTAAAAGGGTTTCGAGAGGCCAGTACAATCCTAAGGTTATCATGCGTGTGGTCGTTGGGGGAACTGAGGCTCCGTTCTTTACAGGGGCAACACACACTCAAGATTTTTCAGAAGCTCTAAAATTAATGGTAGACTTTCCTATAATAGTATTAGACGATCCTTCCCAGATCGAGAGTGCATATAAAGAAGCCTACGAGTCCACTTCATCAGTTATGATTGTTGAGAAGAAAGATTATTATGGAAAAACCCTTACAAGTATCTAATAAATATAGTAACAAAAAAATTGTCTGGTTTCCAGAGAAGTTACAGTCGTTTGCGGAAGGAGAAATAACCTCTCCCCTCTACGTTCGTGTTAAGCCCCTTAATCGGTGTAATCATAAATGCTTTTGGTGCGTTTACCATGAGCCTGATTTATCTCAGATGCACGAAGGTATGGAAAAACAAGATATGATTACCTTAGATAAGATGTATGAGATCTTGGATAACTTTAAGGACATGGGGGTAAAGGCTGTCACTTATTCAGGAGGAGGCGAGCCTCTCATGCACCCAAATACGGTAGAGTACCTTCAACGCACATTGGATCTAGGCATCGACCTGTCAGTCATCACCAACGGTCAGTACTTAAGCGGAAAAAAAGCCGAGCTACTTTCCAAAGCGAAGTGGGTTAGAATTTCTATTGATTATTGCACTGAGGAGGGCTTCGTGGAGAGTCGTAGGATTAAAGGAAGACATTTTTATCCTATTTTAGATAACATTCGGGAATTTGCCAAGATGAAGGATGACACTTGTGATCTTGCGGTAAACTTCATCATCACCAAAGAGAACCATAAGGATATTCGAAAAGCTGCTGAATTACTAATTTCTTTAGGTGTAGAGAATATTCGCTTTTCCCCGATGTGGATTCATAATTTTAATGAGTATCATGAACCTATAAAAGAGTGGATCATGGCTGAATTAGAAAGCATTAAAGAAGATCTTTCTACGGAACGGTTTAAGATTTATAGTAGTTACAACGAGGGATCTTTTAGAGACGATATTTGTCATCGACCTTACACGAAGTGTTATGTGATGCAATATAATCCTGTGATCGGGGCTGATCTAAATGTGTACGCTTGTCATAACCAAGCGTACTCGGACGATAGTATTATCTGCTCCATTAAAGATCAAAGTTTTAAAGACGCTTGGTTCAGCCAGTATGCTAAAGACTTTCAAGACGGCTTTGAGTGCCAAAAAGTCTGCACAGGACAGTGTGCCAATGACAGAAAAAATATATTTATTCACCAACTTCTAGAGGCAAAAGGAGATAACTTTGTTTAATGCCACAAAGGAGGAATTGATATCCTTTGAGTCTAACCTTATAGATCTGTATCATGCTGGAGAAATCCCGAGTGTGATGCATTTTTGTGGCGGCAACGAGGATCAGCTTATTGAAATCTTTAAGGACATCCAGCCTGGAGACTATATTTTTTCTACTCACAGAACCCACTATCACTACCTTTTAGCAGGGGGAACCCAAGAAGACCTTTTAGATCGAATTCGCAAAGGGGATAGTATGTATGTTTATAATAAAGATCTAAATTTCCTGTGTAGTTGTATTTTGGCTGGATGTGCAGGTATAGCAGCGGGGGCCGCATGGGCAATAAAAGAGAAAAAAGAAGACAAGAAAGTGTGGTGCTTTATAGGTGATGGAGCAGAGGATGAGGGTCATTTTTATGAGGCTGTAATGTTTGTACAAGGCCACAATCTTCCCTGCACATTTATCCTAGAGGATAATAATAGAAGTGTAGATAGTTCAAAGAAGCAGAGAAGAGGTCAAGAAAACGTAATAGACTGGCCTTCCTGCGTAAAGAAATACTCTTATGAGCCTAATCTTCCCCACTGTGGAAGCCCAACAGGTGCTTGGTTAAAATTTACAGAAGATAGCGTGGGTTACTACAAGGAGAATAAACACTAAATGAAGACTTATATCTCAGCAGGTATCGGAGACATGGTATCAGTAGATGCTCTTCTCACCAAAGAAGAGAAAGAGAATATTACTGAGATCTTTTGGGCATGTCGTTGGGGAAAGCCGTTATTTCATTTATTTATTAATAACCAAGAGTATCCTAATCTACAGAGACAACATGTCATAGAGGATAAAGTGGGAATGGAAAATATGGTTCGTCTAGAGCCTGAAGCCGCATCTTTCTGGCACTTTAGGCCCGATTTTCCTGCTAATTATGCAGTAGGGCTTTCTCTGTTTAACCTCTCCAAAGACGAAGTTAATGCGATAGATACCGTTGGAATCCTTAACGACTCCTCCAGAAAATACCAAGGGTCTTCGTTTTTAACTTCTTGCACACAAGAGAGTGTAGCTTGGGAAGAGTTAAATATTAAACCAAATAAGTATATTTTGGTTCATTATCCCACTGCCGCTCGATCTAAGAGGAATGATATCGCAAAAATAACGAACTCTGATTGGCAAATGATAGAGGATCTCTCCACCAATACAGACTTAGATGTTGTCATTATTTCAGACAGAGAAATTAACCACACTCTGTCCCGAGCAACTGTGCTTGTTAACTATAATATAAAGAGCATCGTGACCTTAGCTAAGTATGCTGAATATTTTGTGGGGTGTGACTCCTTTGTTTCCCAACTTGCTTGCAAGGATCTTTCTCCTACGAGGATGTATGTAAAGGGTCACGACTATCAACTAACTCACGGAAGACCTATTAGTGAAGAGATTAGATCAAATGTATATCTTCAACAACATTACACTCCTCACTCCGTTGAAGACATCATAAGCTTTTATACAAGCGAATTAACGCTCAAGCCTGGAGATATTAAATGAAAAAGAAAAATGCAATAGTGTGTGGCGCGGGTGGCTTCATCGGAGGCCACATGGTAAAAAGACTCTTAGACGAAGGTTATGTGGTAGCCGCAGTTGATGTAAGAGCTTTTGATGAGTGGGATCAAGTTCACTCCGAAGCAATCAATCAGGACAACTTTGACCTAAGAAATCCTAACTCGGTAGAGAGTTTAATTCGTAATGCTCAAGCGACTGAGCTTTATCAGTTTGCAGCAGACATGGGAGGAGCGTTTC